ATCTTTGGTTCATTTTTCCAGAGATAACGTCTTTGTTTTTCCGATTTAAACGGCATTATTTTTTCTTTAGTCTTTTAATCTTTACTTTTTTTAAATATTCTTTTGTTAACTTCCTACCTAACGTAGGTTTAATTTTATTAATTACTTTAACGGGTTGCGTCATTTTTTCTTAGCTCCTCCATTACGGAACACCTGTGTTCCCTTTATTCCAAAAATGCTCGCTACGACAGTAATCCACAAAGTTTGGAACCATATCGGCAATGAGCCAAAATGATGAAAAAAGAGATCAATCTTGGCCATCATTTGCGCGTCGTCACTGAAGACGCCCCATGCGAGCACGATGATCGGCGCCGAAATAATTATAAGAACGATTTCGTCCTTGTAATCGTTATCTCGCGATTCTAAAAGCTTGCCCTGGTAAGATTCCTCTCCTCGAGCCATACGTTCTGCATGCATTAATGCTGCATCCGACATCGCGGCTTTTGTCTTTTGTCTATTTTGATATATATGACTCCCGGTCTTGAGAGCCATTTTTGCTAAGCCGAACCACATAAATCTCCTTTATAATATAGGATATACATATGGCGCGTGTAAAATTAAAACCACTTAACTTTTGACTTTTTATCCTTTAGCATTCTTCTTTGTCCACCAACTTGATCTTCGACAGGGATCTTTTCAGAGACTTTATATTCTTTGCCTCCCTTAAGATATCCGTCTTTGTTGATAAACTGTTTGAAGTCTACCCCTTTGTAAAAAGGTCTTTGTCCATTTGCCATATTAGCTCCTTATTTTAATTCCACCTGTAAGATAACCATCGCTATTTAGAAACAATGATTGATCAGGTCTTTTAGTATTCAAAGCTTTAGCTAACTTGTTGCCGTGCGTTTGAATTCCAACTCCTCCGCCATGAGTCATTTTAACTCTTTTAGCTAGAGGTTGGCCTTTTTTATTGATAGTCATCTTATCTAATCGTTTTGTCATTATTTCCATCCTCTTTTCGCTAGTTTAGGTTTGCCTTTAATAAGGCCCCCTTTCCATGCCCCAACGAACGTATCAATCTGTTCTCTTTGAGGTTTATCACCTACTACATCAGTAGTAAACTTTTTTCCTTCATGTGTAAAAGGTTTATTAGGGCCATAAGCCTTTTGTTCTGTTTTAAATTTTCCTTGAAAGTCGCTTAAGCCCGCTTGTTCTCCACGGCCTTTTTTACCTACGTATTGTTCTTTACGAGTATTCTTTTTAAAATCTTTTTCACGTTCTGTCTTAGTGACAGTAGTATATTCTCTTTTATTCTTAGACCAGGTAAATTTTTTCTTACCAGCTTTTTTAGCGTCCGCAAAAGCTTCCTTAAAACTCTTATGACCTTGGCCTCCATGGACAGCTACCATTAGGCTGCCTTTCTTTTCTTAGCCATTTTCTTAAATGTCTTAGCTAAAGCTTTAGCTCTACCTGTACATCCTTTTTTAGTAATCGGTGTACATTTTCCTTTAGTGCCTCTTGCTTTAATTGATTTGTTAACTTTCTGAATCCATTTGCCGTTGCCACCTTTTTTAAGACCAACTCTTCCGCCTTTATTATAGCCACGATTAAGTTCTCCGATAACTCTTGATTTTTCAGCTCTACGATTCGGATTCATTCTTTCAGCATCAAGACGACCTACTTCTTCTAGTAAGTTTGCTCGGCCACCAATTTGACGACCTGCACGGCCACCTTTATTAAGACCGACTCGTCCGCCTTTATTGTGTGTTGATAATTGGGGTTGGGATGCATGACCATGAGGTCCTCTTTCCCTCATAATGTCATAATTAATACCTTTACTTGTTAAACCGTATCCAGGCATTACGCCTTCTTCCAGTCTTTTTTACGCTTGCCCCATTTTCCATAAGACTCATCTACACTTGCTTTCAGTTCTGCTGGCGTACGTTTCTTTTTAATACGCATTGCAACTGATTCAGCTTCTTTGTCAAGATAACCTTGTTTCTTGCTTCCCTTTGAATAAGGGAATCGTGGTTTGTAGGGTCTTGTTCCAAAATCATTTCTCATAATTTTTCTCCTTCTATTTTACTACACTAACTTCGAGGGCCTTTCAAGGTCTTTACATCTTTTCTTTTCATAGCATCAGATCGCATTTTAGCCTTGTTAGCCATGTCTTGTTTAATTAATGAAGTCTCAGCTCTCATCTCAGCCAAGTCTTCATTCTGTTCAAGTTTTTGTTCTGTTAGATCTCTAGCCTGCACTAACTTAGCTTTATCTATGTTAATTCGTGCGTCCGTTTCTTCTTTTTTCCTAAAGTCATCCTGAGCTTTCAAGTCAATCTCTTGAGCTTTCAATTTGATTAACGGATCACTATCCAACATGGATGTAATTGCTTTTTCTTGAGCCATAAATTCTTCAGTAAATTCAGCGATTAAAACAGCCTTTCGAGCTTCCATTTTAATATTTAATTCTTGCATAGCTTGTTGAGCCTGTGGTCCTCCTAAGCCTTGAGCTTGCGCCTGTTTCATTTGCATAATCTGTTCCCCAAATTCTAATTCAACATGTTCCTGAGCCATTAAACTAATATGTTCAAAAATATTCTTTTCTAATGCTCCCATGATCGGTGGATTATTTCGTGCAAAATTCGTTGCCATAAAATTCATATGGGCAGTAATATGCGCTCGATGATCCTGATTACGGTAAGCTTGAAAAGGCTTCTGTGCCATAGCATCAATATGTTCCAACGCCGGATCTTTGGGCTGTGGTGGAGGCGGAGGAGGTAAAAGTTGATCTATGTTTTTAATTCCTAAAGCCGAGTACATATTTCTATACGATGCATAAAGATTATGCATCTGAGGATTAGACATGGCTAATTGTAATTCAGTTTGAGCCAACGTCACTCTTTGAGTCATTGAAAAAATATTAGGATCCGCTACAGGAATAATATCAATTCGTTCATCAAAATCCATTTGCTTAATCATTCGTTGTCCCCCTACAACATCGTAAGGGTATTCTGCAGGGAGATATTGAGCAAAAATCTTAGATAATAATTTAAATTCATGTTTAAGACCGTTGTACAATCTTTTATGAATTGCACTCATCACTCTTGAACCTCTTTCCAAGAGAGCGACTGTTGTACCCACTGCAGCATTTTGATTTCCATCACCCACTTGCATATCAGCAATCGAAGCAAATCGTTGTCCGGCTTGAACCACAATCCCCATTAATTGTAATAAGGTTTGAGAAGGTTCTTTGTAAGGAAGAGGAAAGAAAGCTTCTTTTAAACTTCCACCGGGTGCATCCACATCTCTAAACTCTCCCGGCTGTAAAGGTTGAGCATCATCTCGAACTCGAATGCCTCTCATCTTAAATCCAGCAGGAAGATTGGATAACGTTCCAGCATCCAGTAATTGGCGGAGAGCGACCGTTGCCGTTCTACTCAAACCGCCAATCATGTGTATAAGTCCAAAACCGTAGAATCCTAATCCTGGCAGGAATTTAAAATGAACAAAGTATTGGACTTTTTTCTTTTGTGGATCGTTGGGTTGATAGTTTCTTCGAATCGATAAAATTTGTCTAGCTCCGGCTTCAAGTGTAACAATATAAGGAAGCTTAATTCCTGAAGGTTCTTTTTCTTCATCCATATCTTCAAACCCTTCTAGATCTAAATTAATATGAGCTTCTAAAATAGTATAAGTTGTATCTCCAGCTGTGGAGCTATATGTTTTTCTAGTTCCTTCCAGCTTACGTTCTTCTTCATGAACTTTATCTTGAGTAAAATTAGGGTGACCTAAATCAATATCAGAATAAAATCCAGAAACTTGCGCTTTACGAATATCATTTTCTGACATGTACATTCTTTGGAAAATAGCTTCTGCATCTTCCAGGGAAGTTGCAGCATAAGGAACAATCAAATCATCAGCTTGCACGAATTTAGAAACCGCTCGGCCAATCATTTCATCATAATAAACTTTTTTAAAAGCAGAACCGGCCAAAGGTAAATAAAATAACATCTGATCAAACTCGGCTTCATACTCTGGCATTTCATTCATGATTTGATAATTCATGTAATCTTTAACACGCATCGATTGATCTTCTTTTTCACGGGTTGCCATTCCTAAAATTTGAGTTCGAACAGGACCGTCCGATGGTAAAAGTTCTTTATAAGCTGTAGCTTGAAATTGTGTAACTGCTTCTGCTAGTACCGGATGCGTTGCACCCGATGCTCCTTGAAAAGGTTGAGATCGATTAACGTATTTGAATCCTAAAAGATCCAACCCTTGAGTATAGGTTTGTTCCCAGTCTTTTCTTGAATTTTTATAATCTTCGTAATTTTGATAAAGCTCGGAAGCCAATCGACTAATAACTTCCTCTGGAAGTAAGTCTGCTAAATTTGTAAAATGATCATCACTTCCTGCCGGAGAAGCTTTTCCAGGCTCAAAATCTATATCCGCGCTGCCATCTTCATTTTGAATGATTTCCACACCTTCATCAGAAACCTCTTGAAGTTTTTGAGTTTCTTCGATTTCAGTTTCTTCAGGGGACTCAACGTGAATTGTTTCCTTCACATTTGGAAGGGCTTTGTCTATTTTATCTGCCATATGATTCCTACGATCATGTTATATTAACTCGTTTAGGGTTAGAAAACAAGCCTAGGATGCCTCTTCCTTGAGGAGTCGGTCCTGATAACGGAGGTACCGCTCCGGGTCGTCTTGCAATGTTGCCTGTTTCAATGATTCCACCTTCAGCTTTTTTCTTCAAATGATCAGGAATCTCTCCTCCGATAATTTCTTGAAATTGTTCTTCTCCATAAACATCTCCTTCTTTAGTAACCCCAACTCCCTCAGGTTCAGGTATAATAGCTTCCTCACCTTCCAGGTCTTTATAAATTTTCTTTTGAAATGCTTCGTCAACGCCTTTTCCTTCGGGAGAAACATCGATAACGGTGCCATCTTTAGTTACCATTTGTTTTGAACCTGTCATGTCTTCTAGACCTTTAACGATCTCATCCCCCTCTTCAAAAATATCTAAATATTCAATGTCATCACGATAAGGATTAGATTGATCAGGTTGGGTATAACTAAATTCTGGTTCTTCCACTTTAACCCTTCTATATTCTGTAATGCCCTGAGCTGCCGCGTCAGGATCATCCACGCCAAATTTCTGATAACCTGCTTGTCCTGGTTTAAAGTTAATCTCTCGTATCGCGTCATCACCAAAATTATCGGTGCCGGTCCAGTGCATATTAATTTCCCCTGTTAAGGGATTTTCTTCCATGACCACTTTTTCCATTTCTGTTCTAACTTGAGGAGCTGCTCTGTCACCCGGATAAAAGGTTCTTTTAACCGGAATCATCATTTCATAAATATCTCCTCCGACATAATGTTTGTCCGCCATCTCGATCAACTTCCCATGGGTTTTAATCTTGTATACCGCTCTTGGAAACCACGCCGGCATTCCTTCAACGCCTATAAACTTCGCTGGAGTTTTAGCAACTGTCGCTGTCGCCGTCTTCGCCGCTTGTTTTAAACCTTTACCACTAATCGCAGCCACGCCTGTTACAATCGAAC